AGGCTAAAGCTGCTTTCGGTAAGATTGCTGCTAAAGAGGAAAGCCGTGTTTCTTTGTCTTATGCTGACCACATCAATTCTATTAAGTCTGAAATAGCTAATGGTATTGAGAAGGGTTATGGTCAAATTAAGGAAGCTGCCCGCACCAATGGTAAGGGTTTTGCTTATGACCTCGACCTCAAAGCCGTAGGTACAATGACCATCGGTAACAACCTGACAGGTTCTGTTTACACTTCTTATGTAGACAATCCATATTTGAGAGCTTATGTGAACCCGCACCTGCGTTCAGTGTTCAACATTGTTCCCGTTTCTACCGGTTCTGTATCTTTCCCAAGGGGTAACACTCCTGTAGGTGAAGGTTCTTTCGGTAAGCAAACTGAAGGTTCTGCAAAGCCTCAAGTTGACTACGATGTAACTGTAGTTAACACCGCATTGTCTTTCATCGCTGGTTACGCTAAAGTATCTCGCCAGATGATTGATGATCTGCCTTTCTTGCAAGCTTACTTGCAGCAGTCACTCATCGAGGACTTCCAACAGGCTGAAGACACCTACTATCTGAACGCCATCGCTGCTTCTGCAACTGCTGGTGTTTCTTCTGGTGCCAACACTGCCGAGAAGTTCATCGACTACGTTGCTCAACTTGGTGCTGCTAACTGGACTGCTAACCTCGCTTTGACCACACACGCTGGTTGGGCCGGTTTGCTGAAGACTAAGCCTTCTGATTACTCTGTACCTGGCGGTATGACCATCGACAACAATGGTAACGTGCGCATCGTAGGTATCCCTGTAATCCCTCATAGCTTGGTTACAGCTTCCAAGATTTATGTAATGGACACTTCAAAGTTCGCTATCGCACAACAATCTGGTCTTGCTGTTCGTTCTACCGAGTTCGATCAGGACGATTTCATCAAGAACCTCATCACTTTCCGTTGTGAGGCTCGCTGCGAACTCCTGCAATATCAGCCAACTGCTGCTATCTACGGAGCTATCTAAATAAAATAGGGGAGGGGCAACTCTCCCCACTTTTTATATGCCATATAGCTACGGATATTTTAAGCAAGAGTATTTCAACCATCTATTTGATAATTTCAGAATAGACATTGAGATATTGGATGTGGGGCCAGGGGCAGGGACTTACGGCAATTTACTTGGACAAGACTTTAAGTTTATTGACTGCATAGAGATTCATCAGCCATACCGCTCACAATTCCTGCTTGATAAGATATACCGTAATGTCTTTATTGGCAATGTACTTGAGTTCGACTATGCTTATTATGACTACATCATCCTTGGGGATGTGTTGGAGCATTTAAGCGTTGATGATGCTCAAAAACTGCTCTTTGATATAACAGATAAGAATATCTACTGCATGGCTGCGGTTCCGTATAGGATGCCACAGGGTGCTGTTGGAGGTAATGTGTATGAGACACATTTGCAAGATGATTTGACTGTTGAAAATTTTACTGACAGGTATCCGATGATGCGAGGCCTATTTAGGAATAGCGAATACGGTTACTATGTAAACTATAACTTTTTATGAATATAGTCGCATCAATCCATTTGTATCATCCAAACCACAACTGCGGTGCAGAGGCAATGATGCATCAAGTATTGAAAAGTTTGCAAGAAAAAGGACACAATGTTAGAGTTCTTCTAAATCAAGCTAATCATTACAAGATAAAATCTAACTACGTTTTTGATGGTGTGGATGTATTCCCTCCCAATCCAAATGTAGTTGAAGGGTTGTATAATTGGGCAAATGTCATCTTTACGCATCTTGACTATACCAAATGGAGTGTTCACATGGCTGCGATGTATAAAAAGCCTGTGGTGCATTTCATTCACAATACGCACGTTTATCCGGAGATTGCAGATGCGGAGAAGACACAATATGTGGTTTATAATTCGCAGTGGGCAAAGGATAAGCTGAACTATAAGTGGGATAATATGATAATGACTCCTCCCGTGGATTGGAGGCATTATGATACCAAGGTCAATACGATGAAAAGCGAGTATGTGACTTTGATAAATGTGAACGAGAATAAGGGTGGTAAGATATTCACGGAGATAGCGAGAGCGATGCCAAACAAGCAATTTATGGGTGTTCTTGGGTCATATGACGAGCAAGTAACCAGTAATCTGCCGAATTTAAAATATGTTGCCAACTCTGTTGACATATTGGATGTGTATAGGCAGACAAGAGTTTTGCTGATGCCATCGGAGTATGAGAGTTGGGGTCGGACTGCTACGGAGGCGATGTGTAGTGGGATTCCGGTGATAAGTAGTGAGGCTGAAGGATTGAAAGAGAACTGCGGAAGCGCAGGTATTTATGTTAAAAATAGGAATGATGTTAAGGAATGGGTTGAAGCAATTGCAAAGTTGGATGACGAAAAGGCGTACTTTACGGCATCAAAAAAAGCGAAAGCACGAAGCCGAGAGCATGATCCGAGAGAAACGCTTGATAGATTTGAGCTATGGCTCAAAGAAAAAGTTTACAGCTACAAACATTGAACATGAGTATATTGGTCAATAGCATATCGGTTATAGCAGATTCAGCGACAGAGCCTGTATCCGTCACGGATGCAAGGAATTGGTTGAGGCTTGATACTGCTTATACGGAGGATGACAATCTTATTGCGGAGTTGATAACATCTGCGAGAAAGCATATTGAGAAGCTGACCGGTATAAACTTGGTTAATAAGAGCATGAAAGTGCTTATCAACGTTTACGGGCAACCGATGAACCCTACCTATGTGATTGACCTCCCTTATGGGCCGGTTGTCTGTGTTGACTTGGTGAGGCTGAAATCAGGTATAAATACTTACAATACCCTAACTAAAAATACGCATTACGAGGTGATTGGTGGTAAGCTGTGGGTGTATTCCATTGGCGACTACGAGGTTACATACACAGGTGGCTATGGTGACTGCCCTGCAGATTTAGAGACCGATATTTTGACTCTTGTGGCTTGGAGCTATGAGAATAGAGGCAAGAAGATGGAAGGGCAAGGAAGGGAAGGATTATTGCGTAATTACCCTAACTGGGATGGCATGAACTATCATCAGTATAAAAAAGTAGTTATATAATGGCAGGAATTATCAAAGTCAACGGAGTCAATCAAACCATCGCAAAGATTAATAAGTTTGCGGAGAGGAAGATTGTGAAGTTAGATAAGATAATGGATCAGAGCCTAAAGACTATGGCTACGCGGGCTAATGTCAATGCACCTGGAGACATTAAAGGTACAGTCAGAACACAAAGGATAGATGTATTGACTTACGATATCGGTTCAGAAGTGCCTTACGCTGCGTATGTTGAATTTGGTACGGGTGACGCTGCGAGAGGATATGTGCCAAGCCTTCCTCCGGAGTGGCAAGAGGTAGCAAGGCGTAAGATTATAAATGGTTTAGGTAGAACGGGGGTGCAGAAATTTTTATACCCTGCGGTTGAGGATGGCTTGCCAGAGATGATAAAGAAAATGAAAGAAAATGCTTGATACAAGTAATGCCGTGAGGCAGGCATATATAACAGCGTTGAATGGTAACATTACCTATGACGGGGTGAACGTTCCCGTGTATGGGAATATACCATTCAAGACACCACCAAAGAAATATGTTATCATAAGTGATATAAGAGAAGTCCAAGACCTCAATAACAATGCGTTTTTCAATAATGTTGTTGTAACTTTGGACATATTTGCAGAGCAATACATGACAAATGACAATGGGGTTGTGGATAACATTGCTTCGCAGATAATGCAGATTTTGATGCCGGTACCAGGAGCTAAACTTTTCGCCCAAATAAATCACGAGATTTTTCCAAGCGAAAGACTTTCTTCACGGTATCTTCCTCTGCAAAATGGACAGGACTTTGTGGCGAGAAAAATCATAACAATCAGTAATTTAGTAACACAAAAATAGACAACAATGGCGCAGATTCTTTCAGTTAACCAAAATATCAAGATAGATGTAGCCGGTGGCTCATCCTATAAGAATTTGGTTTGTACAAGCAGCGCAACGCTGAACACAACTCTTGCTACTACGCAAGACCAGACTTCATGCGGTGTTTTGACTGCTGTTGGTGAGCCTTCAATGACAATTGATTTTGATGCGGTTTGTGAGACCTCTCCTACCGTTTCTCAAGTGTCTTATGAGGATTTGCTCGCTGCTTCCGTAAACAAGACTTTGGTAACTGTAAGGGTACAGAACCCAGTTGTGACTGGCTCTTCTGTTGGTGCTGCTTACTACCATCAGTTCTCTGCTTACATCACTGATTTGTCACTTGCTTCTACCGTTGGTGAGTTCATTAAGTTTAGCGGAACCATCTCCAGCACAGGAACACTTGATATTGTAGCTTAAAACAAACTATGAATACTGCGACTATAACCATGAATGGTCATACCATCAGCCTTCGCTATGGTATGGCTTCATTCAGGTACTTAACTGAAAGATTTGTTGACGGCATCAGCTTTGACAACGGATCATTGAACGAGATAGGCTTATCTCACATTCTTTATAGCGGTTACACAAACCATTGCCTTGTCAAGGACATAAAGAAGGAGTACAGCTTTGAGTTCTTTGTTGACTACGTGGAAGCGCATCTCAAGGATGAGCCGTTTATGGCCGAAGTGATGGAGGCGTTGAAGGTTTGGACTGACAGCGACTTTATCAAGCAGACACAAGAGGCTAATGCTGACGAGCCAAAAAAAAAGACCTGACGTGGGATGAGATTGAGGCTTTCGCTTTTGGGGAGCTTTGTTTGAGACCCATGGAGTTCTACGAGATGGCACCACGGCATCTTGGCTTGATGATTAAAGGTCATCAGGATAAGAAGGTGGATACTTACAGGCAAACGAGGATGCTCATGTTCACGATGGTTAGGCTTCATGCCGACCCGAAGTCCGCACCGAAGACACCGGAGGCTTTGTGGGAGTTGCCTGGTGATGCTGTTGCGAACCCAGTAGAAGAGGCTGAAGAGTATAAAAAAATCTTTGAACGATTAGGACAATGGCAGAAACCGGAGATTTAATAATTAAGATAGGGGGTGATGCCTCAAAGTTCAAGGCCACCATTGCCGATGTAGAGAATAGTCTCAAGTCGTTCAAGGCTAATTTGGGTACTACCGGTCTAAACATTAAGATTGAGGCACTTGGGTTTCAAGAGACAAAATCTAATATAAAAAGCGTTACTGATTTTGCTGAAGGTACACTTGGTGCTATAAAGAATACGATTAAGGAGGTAAAGGCAGAGAGGTTAACAATATCAGCCGATCCGAACTCTCTTGCTCCATTTAACATAAAGCTCAACGAGCTTAACACGACAGTTAAAGAACTTGAGAAGGCTGGTATTTTCAAGGATGCCCCACAGCAAATAGCTGTTGCGGAAAATAGCATACAGGGGTTAAGTAATAGGATTGCAGATTTAAGGAAAGAGAGAGCCATAATAGACCCCGATACGAACGCAAGAGCTATCCTGCAAATCAATCAGCAGATAGAGAGGCTTGAAGAGAAACTTGGAAATCTGAATGTGCTTGGCCAAAAAGTAGCTACACCAGAAGGTTTCACTGGTTCGTTAAAGAAAGTTGTAAACGGAAGTAAAGAGGCAGGAAGAGCAATTACAAGTCTATCACTTATTGCTCAAGACTTGCCTTTTGGATTTATTGCGATACAAAATAACTTACCCGCATTAGCTTCAACTTTTGAAGCTGTTAAAAATAAAACAGAGGATACTAAATCTACGTTTGCAGCCTTTAAGGATGCTTTAATAGGCCCTGCTGGTTTTTACCTTGCCTTCAGTGCTGTTAATGGTATTATAACCTATGCAATACAGGAATATGGTAGTTTAGGTGAGGCTATTAATGCCGTATTTGGTAAAACAAATGCTTTACTTGAATTAAATATAAGAGTAAGAAAATCTTACGAGGAATATACAAAACAGCTTGTTACCACTGGTGAGGCGGTTGCTCAAGCAACAGGTAGCCAACAGGGTCAGATAGGTAAAGCGCAGGCTCTTGTTTCCATAGTTACTGATTTAACAAGAACAGAAAAAGAAAGAGCTACTGCATTAAATCAGTTAAAAGAGCTTGACAAAGATAGGTTTGAGAAGTTTGATATTGAGATAGGAAAGTATAATGGATTAACTGAAGCCGTAAATGGCTACACTAATTCATTAATAGCTAATGCAATAGCTAATAAATTAGCAGATAGGGCATCTGATTTAGCAATACAAGAAAGGCAAGCTTCTAATCTTGCTAATGAAACATTTTTACAGCAACAGAAATTATTAAGATCGAGAATTGATATTAATGATGAACTTGCGATTTATGAGAAAAGATTAAGAGAAGCAAGAACAGCTGATGAATATTTTAGGGCAGGAATAGGTATATCACAAGAAGCTAAAGACTTAAAGGCCGTTAATGAAAAGCTTTTAGAGCAGGATAATATTGCAAAAAAATTAAGGCAAGAGCTTTCTGGTTTAAAAGTAGATTTAAAGGCAGCTGTAATTGAAGCAAATAAGTTCAAAATAGTACCAGATGGTGAAGGCAAAGGTATAAGCGATGTAACTAATAAAGTAAAAGGCCTTAAAGAGGAATTGCGTGGTGTAGTACCATTATTTGATATTTTTAGTCCATCGAAAGAGCAATTCAATTTTGATGCTTTAAAGGATTTGTTGCCACCTAACTTCCTAAAGCAATTAAAAGAATCCCAAAGAGAATTAAATGCTACTGAAAAAGTATTACAGAAGTTTAGAGAAGGCAACGGTCTAAATCTACCTACTCCTAAAATATCAATTGACAGAACTGAACTTGGTAAATTCAATGATGAGCTTACAAGCGTAATAAGTAATTATAAAACAAATTTTGAGAGTCTTTCTGATGTATTCGATGATGTTTTTTCGGATATAATTGATAAGAATAAACAGATAGCAAGTTCAGTTGAGGGATTCCTAATACAACCCATGCAGACATTCTTTGATATTCTCACAAAGGATGGAGAAACGTCATGGAAGGACTTTGGGAAGGTGGTTATTGATACACTCAAGAGAATAGCATCGCAAGCTATTACTACGGCAATTGCAAAGACAATAGCCAATATTATTGCCCCTGGTTTTGGTTCAATAAGCACAGAAGGATTAGCTGCTGGATACCAAGCATTGTATGGTGAATCAATAACAGATAGTGCAAACTTTGGAGCTATAAGAGGCAACCAAGGGGTTAACATGAATGGACAGGTGGTTATGACACTAAGAGGATCAGATTTGGTAGGGGTAATGAATAGAACAAACACAACAATTAATCGAGTTGGCTAAAGCAGAGAAATATCGGATGGATTTTTATAGTCACCAAGGTGACTTGTGCAGGGTATCTTTCTTTGTGGAAGGGTTTGTAGGGGATATTACTGCTTTGAATGGTAGTAGTACTCCTTTTGTCTTACGAGAGTTTAACAATGATGAAGATATATTTAAGCCGATAAGAGCTTTGATTGGTGATGTCGAGGTGGTTACTAACTCATCCGGTGTTACGGCTGATAGCTTCCTTGCCAATTCGGATACGGATATCGAGTTAAGGTTCTTTTTTATCAATACAACCACTCCTTTTTGGAGAGGGTTTGTGCTTCAGACAGAGTTCCAAGAGGTATGGAGTAATCAAAATCACATCCTAAAGATTTCCGCTACCGATGGTTTTGGGTTGCTCAAGAATAGCAAATTAACCAATCCAAGCGGGTCAATTGATGGCATGTGGACTCCGTTCCAATATCTTGCTTTTGCTTGTGCTAATATGCCTCTTGACTTTACAAAGTATACGATAGTAAATAATTTGTACCATGACTCCATGAGTACAACGCTTCCTCAAACTTGCCTTGTCCAAACAAAGATTGACAGCAGGACTTTCGAGGAAACGCCAACACTATTCAATGACAATTATGCTGTTATTGAGAATGTGAATAAGGCTTTCAATCAGACTATATTTCAGCAGAATAACGAGTTTGTCCTGCTTCGTGTAGAGGAGTTATACACTCCTACATCAACAAACCTACGTGGAGTACAAGTTGATGGTGCTACTATAACCAATTTGAGCAGAAGGTATGATGTGCAGATAGGTGCATCACAAGGCGTGAAACCTATATCTCCAGA